AAGTATCTAAATAAATGTAGAAATTTTCTTTTTGTTCGTTTAATTGAGCTAATTCCCTTGCATATGCATTTAATCCAAAGGGATCCTTAGTTTTTTTTTCTGTAATACTATTAGTCCAGCTTCTAAACATAATATTTCCTGTCTCATAAGCTTCTCTTTCAAGATTTTCTAAATGTTTATCTGCATTAACATTATCAGTTTTTATATCATGTAGTCTATCCTCATTATGTTGATGAACATGGACTAATTCATGAGCATAAGACCTCATAATATCTTTAGGGTGTCTACCTAAGGTATATAATACTATTTCTCTATTATTAGGATCATAATAAGCAGTCATACCAAAGAAATTATCCGCATTAGCTTCTTCATCATGGATCATTCTTATTCTAGGATAAGGTTTTAGATTTAATCCATCATTTTCCATACTAGCTGTTAAAGAATCAATTAAAGGACCAAAATTAAATGTTTTAGGATCTAATACTTCTTTTAAAATTTCCTTAATATTTTGTTTAGATCTTCTAACCATACCCCATTTAGGTAATTTTTTTCCTTTATATTCACCATCCATTTGAAAATTTCTAACAGTATATCTTTTACCATCTGAATCTTCTAAAGATAATTTATACCTATTTACTCCCTCTCTACTATTTTTTATAACTTTTAATTGTTTAGATTTTTCTAATTTTTTACCTCCTAATGGAAAACCTTTAGGTGCTCTTAAAACATCTCCAGGTAAAACTTGACCTGAATAATTAGATAAATTAATTCCAATTTCTTTTACAATATCAGGTTTTCTGCCTTGGGCTGATCTTGATTTACCTTTTTTAGGTCTAAAATCCTTTTTTTGTTTACCATCAACACCACTCATTTGTCCTTTACATACTTTTACGGCTCTACCAGCTAAAAAGGGATTATGCTTTTCACCTTCTCTTTTTCTTTTAGCTATATAAGCTTTACCTCTTTTACATAATTTTTCAAATAACTCTTCTTCAGTTAAATCTCTATAACTAGTACCTGGTGGAAATGATTGCATTTTTCTTTTTGCTGCCTCTTTAGTTTTATAAGGACCAAATTCTTGTCTTATACCAGGTGAAAATGGGTTATCCTGCATAAAATAAAATTTACCATTTTTTTTATAAATAGATCTATATCTATACCCCGATTTTCCAAATCCTTTTTTTTCATTAACTTTTTTCTTTTTTAAACGTTGTGTTTTTTTCTTAGATGCTTCCTTTCTTTGTTTAATGTATTCAAAACCCGATTTTAATTTCTTTTTCTTAGCTGGGTCTTTAGTTCTAGATAAAGCAGCTCTAACTCTTTGATGTATTAAATTAATTATTTGAGATTGCCTTGCATGTGATTTAGCTTTAAAAGATTTTTTATTTAAAGTATCTACTATGTCCTGTCTAGTACTAAATTTAACACCTACAGTATCTTTAGGATCTTCATCTGTGTATAATCTTCTACCTGAACCTTTAGGTTTTTTACCTGTACCTTTTTTAGGATCAGCTTCAGTTAACCTTCTGTTTAAAATATTAAATACATCATCTTTTTCTTGTTGATTTAAATTTTTAGGTAATAAAGGTTCTAATTTTTCTTGTGATACTTTAGAAGCATTTCTAGCCGCAGTACCACTAGCACCTGATTGTGTAATGGTTGGTCTAACTACTAAATTTTTATAATTATCAGCAGCTTTAGTTCTATCGGCTATATCTTTAAAATCATCTTCATTACCTTCTCTAGCTCCAATAATCCAACTTACTTGTTCATCCTGATTTTCTTTAGCATAATCGTAAACAGCTTTGATAGGAGGTTTAGTTACTGGCATAATATTAACCTTAAATGGTAAATATTTTTTATATATGTCCCAAATTAACATAGATTGAGATTGGTCAATCCCATCTCTTACACCAGTGCCAACAAAAATATTTAATTCATCCAAATCAGGATTATCTCTTAAAGCTTTTTGAACAACAGCAAAATGTCCTTTAGTAGGTGGTTTAAAACTACCAGCATAAACTCCTACTTTTTTAGAATTTTTACTAATACTTTGATCAGGTACTAGTTCATTTATTAATGTATTTACATCTATTAAACTCATTAACTTAAAAATTGTTTTATTTTTGCTTGTGCTTCCTCTTTAGATACTGAATTATTAATAATCATATTTACATTATCATCAGAAAGTAATTCTTTTACTTTAGCATTTAATTCTGCTTTGCTCTTTTCACTTCTAGCTTTTTGAGCATCCGTTTTAGGTTTAGTACCTGTTGGTTTAAATGGATCTAAATATTTTTTAATTATATCTGCTACATCACTTAATTTTTCATCCTCTAATGTATTAGCTACTGAGACAAAATTATCACCAAACATAGCTTCATAAGGTTTAAAATTACTAGTTACTGAAGCCCAAGTACGTAATACTATTGCAGGAGCTAAACTTCTATCCTTACCATCTGATTTTTCAAATCTATCCTGATTTTGTTTTAATGATCTTTCTAAATCAGTATAAACATAAAGCATAAATACATCATATCCTGCTTCTTCTAATTCATTTTTTAGATTAGCTGTTTGTTTAACTGATGCAGCAGTACCATCTAAAATAAATGATTCTTTACCTTCAATTGTAGCTGCTACTTTACCTTTAAATTCCTTATTAGCTTGAGCCATAGCTATTGCGGCTTTACTTCTACCTTCAGGACTTGCATTTTTTAAATCTAGTGATACATTAGCTTTTTTAAGCAAATTAATATAATCATTATCTACATTTAAAACTTTAAGATTACCTAAATCTAAACCGCTTAAGATAAAACCCTTACCCGCACCAGGAGCACCAGCTAAAATGATTGCTTTCGGTTTACCTACTTGCTCTAATAATAAGTCATAGAGTTTTATCATATGTCATAAATATTATTAGTCTATTTATTATTATTTTCCCAATGTATTCGAAAAGTATTAACTTCAGACTCGACTTTACCTTCTCTCCAGATATCTAACTCAGACATAGCCTGTCCTACATTCATAGGTAAACCTTTCTTTTTCTTATCTAATAGGAATTCTAATAGTTTATTATCACTCATAACCTTTATTTTTTATTTACGGTGTAAATATACGAAAGATTATTGAGAAAACCAAATTTTTACACGATTCTCTTTACTGTAGTTTTAAAAGAAGTGGTTGAAGGTTTATGTTTAGGATTTTCTAAATCAAATATATTTTTAACTGATTTAAATATTTCTAAATTTTCTTCTTGAGTTCTAGGTGATTCAAACATTTCCCATTTTTTACCTTTTAAACGTTTACCTGAATTGTCTACTCCTCTTGATTTAGATTTTAACCATAATACACCAATTCTATCTGCCGTTTTACCATAACATTCCTTATACATTTGAGTATAAGCTGCACTTTGCAAATCATAAGTAGTATGTAAATGGTTAGATGTTTTAAAATCAATTACCCATAATTCACCATTAATTTCACAAATACAATCACAAGTACCAGCTATTTTTAGTTCATCACTAAATAAATGTACTTCAGTTTCAATTAAAGTTGGTTTATAAGTTTCCCAAAAGTCAACAAACCTTAAAAACATTTGCCAAACTAAAGGATCCATTTTAGGGTAACCTTTTTCATCTAAATAATTTAATTCTTCACCCTTAAAATACTTTTCAATTAATAAATGAACTGCATTACCTTCTTCACCTGCTTTTTTTACAATCCAATCAGCACTGTACCCAACTTTTTTAAGCCAATCTTCAAAATGTTTGCCCTTAGGATAACTACCTAAAACATAAGTTACTGAGGGATAATATTCACCATTTCTTCTATAATATCTAGAATCAGGTAAAGTTATTTGTTTATGGTCATCAGAGATTTCCAAAATTCGTTTGTATGTTTTCTTTATCATACTGCTAATTTTTGCTCCAATAAAGATGAATAAGTCATTGGAACTGTATTTTGAACTAATTTGGTGAAATTTTTAAAACCCATTTCACTTGGATCCTTATCTTGTAAATCTACAAAATAGACTTCCTTACCTTCCATCATTAAATTTTCACAGAAATGTAAAGCTTGTTTTATAGCATCCTTATCTAATGCTATATAAATTTTATTTACAAATGAACTAACTATTTTTTTCATTAATTCACTTTGAATATTTTTACCCAATAAAGGTACTGCATTTCTTTTTATTGCTATTGCATCAAATAAACCTTCACATATAATAATTGGTAATCTCCAATTTATTAAATGTTCATTAGGGATTATATCCCTACTTACCTTAGGATTCCTATATTTAATATAGGCATTTTTATCAAATGATCTAGCAGTAAAATAATTTAATCTACCATCTTTATTATAAGTTGGAATAATAATCATATTTTCATATAAACCACTTTCACAATATCCTATATCATATTTTGTAATATCCGTTAGATTAACACCTCGCTTTTTTAAATAAGTAAGTGCGTGTTTTTTTACTATGCTATTATTATCTGACTGGTCTAAACGTTTATACTCCGAGGGTAATTTTAATGTAACTACATTTTTTTCAGTAGGTACATAAGAAGTATCCTTAACAAAAGTTTTAGCTTCATTTATTTTATCTTGTGAAGCTCCGGCTTTTCTTAATAACTGTAAAATTGATTTACCTTTTTTATTACAAACCCAACAATGCCATGGATTTACTTTTTCTTTATTAACTGTAAAATTAACTTCTAGTTTCGGTTTATGGTGATGGCAATAAGGACAAGTATAAGCCATATTGCCTCTTGCAGTTTTTTTCCCAGAACCCAATACGGAGTTCACTAAACTGATTAATAACTGATTAACCATAAACAATAATATACGTTAAAGATTACTAATTTCCAAGGGATCTTTAAATTCTATAGCTTCAAAATCTTTAGTATAAAATTTACCCAAGATATTATCATTAAAAAATTCATCGGGCTTTTCCAATACCTGATAAATCATTTGATATTTAGTTTCAAAATAAGTTAATAATTTTTTAGATGGAACAATTTTTAAAATTTCTCTTTTAAAATCTTTTGTTTTACTTTCGGCTAATAATGATTTTAATTCTTTTTGCGAACCATAATAAGTAAGCCAATCGGATTCTTTAACTGCTAATCTATACGCAGGTCTTCTTCCTACTACATTAGTTAAAGCAGCTAATTCTTTTTTACCTAATTTTACTTTTTTACTAAAATATAATACTTTTTTACCAATATATTTTTTATTAGTTTCTAAATGTGTAATAACATACACAAATCCGAAAGAATTAGGGGGAAAATCTGAAATGTCTTTTATGGTTTTGCCTTGATAGGTCCAACTCATAGTAAATGTTTAAATTAAACAAAGTTTAATGCAACGCTAATAAATATTAAGTTTATTCCACAAACGTTCAAATGTAAAATAACCTATCATTTTAACAAGTGCTTCAACCCCACCTATAGCTAAACCAACCTTAACATTACCTGTTACTAACCATGCAGATAAGAATGTTAGTATAGTAGCTAAAATACGCCAAATTATAGTTTTTATAAGTGTAGCTTTATAACTTACCTTCATCTCTTAATTGTTTTCTAATTTTTGTAGCAGATATTTCTTTTATATCTTCTGGTGGTGCATGTTCTATTACTTCATAACCAACACCTCTTCCATAATTAACCGATTCAATATCAGGAATTATTATTATTTTTACTTTACCTTCTTGAATTAAGTCTTCTAATTCATTAGATAAGTTCATTAGTACTTCATGTGGGGTCCAAGGTTGTTTTTCATTTGGTTCTACGTCTCTTATGCAGATTAACACGTTTTTTCCTTGGTTTAAACGTTGGTCTATTAACCAACGATGCCCTTGGTGCCATGGTTGCCATCTACCGATAAACATTGAATATTTCATACTTTAATTTTGGTCGCTATATTAACTAATGATTCCATTTCATTATGCTCAGTTGTATCTACATCAATAAAATCATGTGTAGGTGGTTGATAACCAACTACATGATAATTTTCTCTTCCTCTTTTAACTTCATTAATATCATAATATACATAAATTTCTTTAATTTGCCAATCTAAAAGTGTTTTGAATTCCTCTCTTTGATCTAAATAAGGAGAAACTAAAGAAACAATAACATCTTTACCTTGATTATGTAAATAGTGGGATATTTTTTGAGCCGCGTCTATGTTTTTTATTCTACCATTCATTGAATAGTCTTTATTAGAAAATAATTCTCTCATTTCATCTCCATCAATTCTATAAGCATGGGGTAAAAATTTTTCTTTTAATAAATCTGCTAAAACTGTTTTTCCTGAGCCAGGTTGACCTGTAAACCAATATATCATAATTCTTTATTTATACCATCCCAATTTACTCCTTCATGAGATAAATGGACACAGTGTTGATTTAAACTTATAACTTTACTAAACATTTTTTTAAAAAAATAATCATCATGACCTGCATTATTAGATAAAGTAGGATGTATATCATGTAAGTATTTATATGTTTCTTTTAGTTTTTTCATATTAAATAATTGAAAATAACCATAAGCTTTAAAATGTTGTATAATATGATCCATTAAACTAAAATAATAATCTGGATCAAAATTATTAAAATCTTCATCTTCAAAAACATTAACTCTACCTAAAGTAAAAATATCATTAGATTTAGGATTGATTATAGATTCTGTATGAGGAACAATAACTTCATCTATTCCATGTTTAATCATTCTTATTCCTGTTATTTCTTTTTCTCCATTTTCGTTTTCTTCTATAAAATCAAAAAAGTTATCTGGAAGTAAAATATCTGAATCAATAAGTAAATACCAGTCTTTATCTGTTCCTAAATAATTAAATGCCTCATTAATAGCTCCACTTTTAAAAAACTGCCTATCATATATGGTTTTAGAAATTATAAATTCTAAATTATTTTCTTTACATAAATTTATAGTATCTAAATCATCTTCAGCTGTTACGATGATCCATCTTTTAAAAAATCTTTTATTACCTAAACAATGTTTAAATAAATGTGCATAATTAACACAGACAGTAATAGCATTTATTTCCATATTAATAATTGTCCCAAACAGAAAAATCCACTTCTGGGAAACATAATTTTAATTTATCAATATCAGATTTAAAAAATTCAAGTAAATATTCTCTTGATTTTTCATCTACTTTGTTTGTTCCTTGGTAGTGACCTCTAAAATGAATACCATAACCTAAATCATGGTCTATAGGTTCAACACCTAAAAATTTATATATTTTATTATACTCTTGTATTGGATTAATTAAAACATTTTCTGAAGTAGCAACATATAAATTATCTTTAAATCTTAATTTAAATTGAGCTAGATTATTAAAATAAAGACTTCTTTTTAATATTTGATTATGATATTTCATTTGAATACAATCATAAAAACTTTTGTCATGAAATCTTTTTCCCCACTTCGCTTTATATTGTTGAATCATATTCCAATGGCTAAAAGCTCTTTGAATAGGATCTCTTAAAAGAATTAAAACTTTAGCATCAGGTATATGCTTAACCATTCTTTGCAAAGTTTCTTTATATTCATGTAAGCAAAAATAATTAGGAGAAGCTTCACCTCTTATAAATTTATTAGAACTAAAAAAATGTTTATAAAAATCTATTCCTTTTTTATAATTTTCTTTACGATTAAAAAAATCTAATTCTTTATGAGGATCAGGTAATCCTCCTTTACAATTCGATACATCTAAATCATAAAAATCTATATCTTCAAATTTAGAAGTAGCATTAACCATAAAAATATCGGGATGCATTGCTAAATTAATAGCCGCAGCTGTAGTTCCTCCTTTCATTACACCTGCAATAATTAAATTTGGTAATTTAGGATTCATTATTATAAAAATAATTTTTTACAGGTATTACCTCTTGTAGTGGTTGTTTAAGCTTATTTATTATTTCTTCAGGTACTATATGTGGGTGAACCCACCAATCTTCAAATGGACTATTATCATCAGGAGAAATATTACCTGCAATTAGAAC